AATACCTCGGCTGCGTGTTGTAAGAACTTGTCAACTAAGAATTGTCTGCGAGTAGATGAGATTTGACTGTTTTCGTCCAACCCCATTAGCCTATCCGCTTGATCCTGAAGCGTGCGCTCCATTTCAACACTGCCTGGATTATAGCTAGGAGAATCCCCAAAACGAATAGACCCAGGTCGGCGTTCTGGAACATATCTTCCTGGACCCCAATCTGAAGGGGCTTGTCCAACTGGGTGCATTAGTGGCGGAAGCGTACTCATGGAATTAGAATCCATTCTTGAGTCGCGCTCTACCTTGACTTGATTCTGAATACCCCTTAGCAATTCTGGCACATTGTTCGTGTCATACAAGCGCTTAGTATCCTCGGATAAACGAGTAACAATAACAGGATAGTTTTCGTAACCATTTAATAGTCCGAACTTTGCATATCCTTTAACTCCGTCGCCAAGATCGCCGCTAAATTCAGGATGAAATACCGTACAGTAAATTCCCTCAGAGTTATCTTTTTCGTCAATTAGGCGCTGATACCCATATATGACCTCAATGAGATCTGCCGCATTGTAGTTGGGGAAAGAGGTAGTACGAGTAGATTGCCCCTCTTGTTCCACTTGGGTTGGATTAACCCCAACTCCCTTTTTGGTATCAATTATGTAGTCAACCCAGTCTTCATCCCATCCATCTGTAGAGACCTTTTGCAATAGCTCTTGAGCCGTGTAATAAGTCTTCCAAAATGCTTGTGGAGCACGTTGGGGATCAGTCGTATAAGAAGGGAATATCCAATCCCCGTCTGGTCCTAGTGTTTTAATGGTAGGGCAATTAACCTGGCGGCGTATTGTTGAAACTTCTGCTTCCCCGTTTTTGCGCAAATCATTTAGTGCTTTCTTGGCATCCTTTATTTGGACTCCCTCTAGCGCACTTTGAAGCATTTGAATGACTTGATCGTCCTCTTTGTCTATAATTAGTTGGGCAATCTCTGGCGAGGCTTGGGCAATCTCAGATAACACCAAGCGTTGCTTGAACTTCTTGTCCCCCTTGAGCCAACCACAATAAGTAATCATTATACCCCTCTCTAGGAGATAATTGGCTCCTAGTTCCATTTCTCGCTTGAAACGAGGGATGTAGCCGCTAGTAGACATCCACTTGAGGAAGTTAGATACTAGCTTTGCGTCGCCAATGTCCTTAATTTCCACGGGGAACGCTTTAATGCTAGAGCGGTTTAGAGAAGAAATAAACAAAGACACCAATCTAGTGATGCGTTCATCAATGACGTGGCTCTCTAGGTCGCTTGCACCCTCCCAAGGGAACGCATCGGCTCCGTGCTTTCGGAGATCTCTGCTTTTACCAGGCCACCAATTGCGTCTGTCATCGTATGCTTCGCGGCAATGTCTATAAAAAGAGCCAAGCTCGGAGTTTGCCGTTGAGTATGCGCTAGACAGAAGCCCAATGTCAGGCTCCTTGCTTAGATACGTAACGGCCTCTAGGTATTCATTACTTTCCATAATTCCTTCGGCGGACTTTTTCTTTAATAGAAGTGTTTATTAAATTTGTGAATCTTGGGCCAACCCCTATCTTATCACAAAATTCTCTAGTGTGCATTGGGTGGGTTGATTTTTCTAGCAAATATCTAGTTAATAGCTCCCAAGCAATAAACCTGTCTATCTCCTTGTTGAGAAAAGACCTAGACTTTACTAGCAATTCAAGGTCTGAGCAGTCTATAGGATTTTCCATTCTTGTCCTCAATCTCTTCAATGGTTATGTTCTTCCCCGTTAGGCGCTTGTGCAGCTTTGGGGGAATCATTACTGGAATTTTTATGCCATCTTGGGTCTTGGCAAACACATATCTAGTATTCCGAGCTGGCTTAATGACTCTAGCTGAGTAGTGCTTGGGAACAATCTCTGGAATAACGATGGCATGTGAGAGTATCTCCCATCCTTCCTTTGTTATCCAAGTATTTCCGCCTTTACCTGTTATTTGGTTGTCGCATAGCTTGGCTCGTGCTAATTCCTCTACTTCAATAAAGTCTAGGTCTGCGGCTTTACATATTTCTTTTAGTCGTCTTTTCATTAGTATCCTCCTTTACCCCGTACTGTTACGGTGTAGTTTTGATTTGTTACGTGATCTGGTCCCTCTCCAGCATTCGTCATTCGCAAATAGCGAAGTAAGTCAATGAAATCCTTAAGGGCTTCATCTTTCTTTCCGTCTGAGTTATAGTTAATTATACTGTCAATTAGATTCTCACATGACTTGTGAATGGTAAGCGTGGGGCGATTAACCGAATTAAGCGGCTCATTGATGTCATAATCAAACCACTCATCTAGCATCTGTAGGCCAACTTCTTCTGTTCTGCCGTCTGATGGAATGAATATCATCCCTTCATCCTCGAATGCCATGAAGCGATCAATCGAATCATCGTTTTCCGTTGCAAAGGCTCTCGAATCACCAATGCGCTCAAATACATCCTTGACCCCAATCTCTTCTTCAATCTCTTTCCACACTTTGACATACCCCTTAACCGACATGATGTGCTTCTTGGATGCGGGTCCGTACCTCCAGTTGGGAGAACCAAAGTCTGCCCACTCCCCATAGGTTTGTCTCTCTGGGAACTCCGCTACAATGTGAACATCCCCTAGCTGATTGACAAACGCCCACAAACAAGAGTAGCTCCTACGACCAGCAGGATCAGCCACCATGTAACAAGTATGCTTGCTTCGGTCAAACTCCCAGCGCTTTTCAACAACATTAGCTGCATTTGAGAACTTGGGGAATAAAGAAGTAATGATGTTGCTTGGAATCCCGTGGAAACGAACCAAGCGCTCTGTTAGGCTTTTGTGGCTGTGTAACGTAATCATGTTATCAAAACCAGCCCAAGGATTGTCTTCAGAGGGAAAGAACACCATACCAACCCCACCTTTGGCTTTATCGTTGTTCTTCTTTTCCCTAACCCACTCTACGCTCTTGGGGTCACTAGAGTTAGGGAATGCCTCTGGGTTGACTTTTATCGTTTTGGTAACCTGACTGCCTTTGATTTTATCGGCCACAAAGGGCGTCATGTGATTGATTGGCGTAAATGTCGTTAGGATGGTGGCCCCTCTGCGGGGAATGCGGTATAAAAGCGTGTTATATAGCTCACCATTCTCTAGGTATTCGTCTAACCAAGCACCTATGTTTACGGTCTTCGCCGAGCGGCTTCCGTACTCGTACCCTTCAAATTTGCTCTTATTGGCTTGGTACTGAGAATACTTAACAAAGAAACACTCTCGGACCTCAGTACCATCTCCTACATCTAAAATGAACTTGTCTCCGGTAAACCCGTTTTGAAGGGAGAAGTTTAAGTACGCCGTGGAACTCTTTTGCTTTTCCTTAAACTCTGGTGGCAAATAACGATAAACATACCTCTGTTGGATTTGTACGCTAGCGGCATCATCTTGGGCAAAACAATAGATCTTGGCCCCTGGATTGTTTACCAACGCATCCACTACCATCTTTGCCCCTATTTCTGATTTCGACGATCCGTTGCCACCAAATGCAAATACCTCCATCCACTTGTCGCACATTTCGTACACCAACGGCCAAGATGGAAACTCGAACCCATGATTCAAGGGATCAATGACGGCCTTGGCTATACGGCTCTCGTGGGCCGCATGAAGGTCTTTGAGCAACGGGAGATCGTTTTCATAAAGAAACAGTATTTCCTCTGGTGAGGGGGGTTTGATGATTTGGTGATCCGTGAAGTCCATTAAGAAAAGAATGTCATGGTGTAATCGGGAACGTAGCCATTAAAGGTGGAGGTACTGACAGGAATCGAACCCACGACATCCTCATTACAAGTGAGGCGCTCTACCGACTGAGCTACAGTACCATTGGGTGCGGGGGAGGGAGTCGAACCCTCGTGAATCGGCTTATGAGACCGATTGCCGACCGACGGCTCCCCGCAACTAAAATCTATCTTGTCATATCCGCTTTCGTACTTATCTAGGTCTCTTCCCTTTTCGGGAGTCATTCCCTTCATACGTCTATCACCTTCTTCATTTCATTAAACTTTTCCTTGGCTGCATCCCTAAGTCGTTCATAGTCAGCGTCCGAATAGTCCTTGGCTTCTGCCGTTCTACTCGTGGCGTCACCACGGGCCAAAGTAGCTGCCCTATCAGAGTTTGCCTTGGCTATGCTGATTTCCTTTAGATCCTTAAATGTAGGCTTGATCTTGTCGTTCTCCATTTGATCGCGAACGCTTTCAATCATGTCCTCTTCTAGTGAGTTGAGGTTCATGTAACTATACGCAGCTAACTTCCCCCCCAATTCACGCCAAGTCCCAAAGTGGTCGGCGTATGTTGTTAGCACACGAATAATGGTCTCTCTTTCCATATCCATGTGTCTTACCATGTGGCTTTGAGTCTTGCCTTGGCTGTGGGCCATTAGTATCCTAGCGGCTTTTTGTGGGTCATAGCACTCTAGTGCCTTAATGCCAATGCACGTCTTTGCATACTCACCTATGGCTAGGCTGATTTGTGTACTCAATTCGTGCTTGATTTCTTCGGGATCAGTCATTTTGGGGTTTGCGTGTGGAGGCTCTCCCTTGGTTTCTTGTCTTTCATTAGAACCACTGTGCACACATGAATATACGTGTCAAGCATAATGTTGCATAAACATTACTTTTCTTTAGCGCAACCCTGGGTTGTAAAACTAACTGATTAGTTGATTATGAAACTTTGTAATGTACACGTTTCCCACTTGTGGTATAATCGAGCCGATAGGCGAGTTTGTAAGAGAGCCTAGGCGAACGCTTAGTACTAACTAGCTGTTTATCAAAGAAGTAACGTCGCTTCGCTCCTAGACTCCGCTGCTGCCCGCAGCTCCAACCACTTAACAATACTAAGGGAGAGCACCGAAGAGACCTAACCCAACCAACGGGCACTCCCTCCCAAAACGCACAAAGATGAATAGACTATGAATAGATTATGAATAGATGGGACGTATAAGTGTGCTTTTTCGTGACAAAACATAGTAGTTATTTGTCACAAAACATACCTCGCGCAAACACTTAAAGGTCGCGTAGGGCAAGTAAACATAAAAGTCTTGGGATTTGCCTTTTTTTAGAGGGGGGTTTATGCATATATATATCGATCCTCCTCCTGGTTCTCGACCCCCTCCCCCCTACACTTGTAGTCCGTGTTCACGTAGAAATGAACTGAATGAACTGTTTCATCCGGACACCTGGACACCCTTGAACCAGACACCTTGAACGGATACAGCCTGCCGGGCCTCACGTGAACGGGGGATCTTTTCGGGAGCGCGGATGCATTCTCTGTCACTCTCCGTCTCCGTCACTCTCCTTCACTCCGTCTCCTTCACTCTGTCTGTCCGCATCACTCTGTCCACACCTCCCCATTGCTCTCTTATAGGGGGATGCTTTGGGGTGGGAAATGGCGTTTTTATGGCGGTTTTGTGGCGCATTTCCTCATTCCTTTGTATATTTCCGCCACATCTTGGTACATTTACGACACTTTTGGGTCTAATTGCGGAATAATTACGATTGTTCTCGCCGGTCGGGTCTCGCATGGTAGGTTGTTGTTGTTCGCTCGTTTTGAGTTTTCCGGTTCAAGCCGCTCCTTGAAATTTCTCAATCTCAATCATTATGAATAATTCGAACACTTCAATAATTTGCTCTCTTTCAATCTCAGGCAGCGCTTGGTGTTCTCCATCTAAAGCTTCCGCCTTCTTGAAAAAGATGGGACCCTGTGCTCTCTTTCAAGTACTCCAGGCCACTTCCGATTCAGAACTAGTTCTTATGTCGCAAAACAAATACGAATCCACCCAAGAGTACAGCTGGTACAAGGTTGTTGATATCACTCCTTTGCGGCGGGATGGCTTGGTTTCATATAAATAGAGATCGAAACGCTTCCGGGCGTCTGGGAGTCAATCTCTCACTGATGAGATCAGAACCTTAACCACTGTAAATCTGAAACAATCAAAAACAGATAAACGATGAAATTATTAAAAGAAGAACGCGCTTTGCTCTTATCGCTAGGCCGTGAAATCAACAAAACGCTTGGCGCTTGTTCCGGCCTGGCCGTAGAGCTTGATGGCTCCTATCCATCTTTAGAGGCTTCCTTTGACGCTTCCTGCGATGCTTATGCAAAGGCAAAGCAATTGATAATGGCAAACCACTCGAAAGACTTCCGCCGCTCCGGTGGATGTTCAGCCTAACCACTCACCGCACTAAAAAATGAAAGCAACCCTCACCTTCACAAATAGATCAACTGCGCAGCGCTTTGCGACAATGTGGTCTCGACGTTCCTTAATGGGCTACAGCCTGGGGAACACCAAAGACGGCGCAAGTGTTGATATCTACAATATCACTCCGGCTTTAAAGGCTTGGATTGATGCATACGTGAAAGAAAACAACCTCTAATCGTAATTTTTCCGACAAATACGATTGACACGTCACAAATCAATCAACATTCTTATTTCTAATGCTATTAATCATATCTCTAATCACTCTCTTTTGCTTATCGGTCTCAATCCGATTGCTTTTCAACTAACCTCAACCAATTAAATACTATGCAAATACAAGAACAAGACAAAACCTATAACGGCTGGACCAATCGCGAAACATGGCTAATAAATCTCCATTTTGAGTTCAATTCAAAGGACGAGCTCGAGGGAATCAAGGAGCACGTTAGGGAAGCCTTTTACGAGTTTGATACTCTACTAATAGATCAAGGCAATCCATTTGTTCAAGATTTCGTTGCATCACCTGACTTTCACGCTATCAACTGGGAAGAATTGGCCGACCACATTGACTAAACCGCACCCCGATCCTTGCCTAGCATACTAAATTTTAACTAAAACGGCAAACCTGCCACCCTAACAAATAACCACAAAGTAATATGTCATTTGGAAATATCGTACAAGTTAAACTATACAAAACGACGGGAGCCTGGACTCAGGCCCTCTACACTGGCAAAGGGCCAATCATTCGGGGCATGCCCTCAATCATGGCAATCATCGACGGCGGAATCAAGCCCGTTGCTTTTCCGTTCTTTCGGTAGCCCTTACCTTAACCCGTAGTCCTTTGGGCTGCGGGTTTGCGGGTGTAACTTTTAACCAAAATGAAATGACAACTAAATACGAAATTCTAGATTCAATGGAAATAACGGTTGCAGTGGCTGACATAATAGACGATGCAAGATATGCGCTCGCTAATGTCCCGTTTGCAAAAATGATAGTCAGAACGGACGATTGGTCGGTTTTGGATCTAAACCCCAACAACTAATGCACCCAACTAAACACCAAAGAGAAACCACGCTAAACCTAGAGCGCATTTGGGCGGCATGGCTAGCAAAGGAACCCAGTGCATACACTAGACTGGGCAAGCGCTTGAGGTGGCGTGAGCTTTACATCTTTTTGTGCGCTTTTATGCCTAAACAAGAGGCCCAAGGGGTTGCGGACAAGATAAAGGAAATCAAATGAAGCAGCCTATCACCTGGAGAAATGCCCGATACACCCTAAATAATCTATTAGAGCTAAATCTGGCAAAACCGCCCCGCAAGGGACCACGTAACACCAAACCCAAGAAGAGCAAATGCAAATGAACACCAAAGAGAAACCATACGAAAACCTAAAAATAGCCGGAATTGATACCCGCGACTATCCAGACTTTTGCGATGCCTACCTTGAATCAGGTTGGCACGTAGAAGAAGACAGAGAACTAACTGAGGACGAGCTTGACAGCTTGACCGACCTCTACGCAGCCGAAATCCAACAAGCCCTCAGTGAAGGGGACGAATACCTATGAAAACATACGACCATTTAACACCAAAGGAACTAGAATCTCTTGAGGCTGAATCTCAGCGAGCCTGGGAAGACAAAAGACGCGACAAGGCTATTGAGGCCATGTCAACATACAGAGAGGCCCTTCGCGGGGATGGTGCAGAAATCAACGAAAGTAGAGATGATTGACACTCCCTTACAACTCGCAAGCGCTCTTATGGTTGCTTTGGGCCTTATTACGCTCATTATAGTGGCCTTACGAGTGATATTTCAACGATTAACCAAATAGACACATGAGTAGAATAACACCAGGAGCAAGTAAATTTCGATTGAAATGGTCAAATGACCAAAAGCCCACCAAAAAAGGGGGGCCAAGAAACACCAAACCCAAAAGGAGAAAATAAAACAATGATAGACTTGAGAGAGTGCAAAAAGGGCGATAAGCTCCGGCTAAGAAGCGGAATCATAGCCGAATATGTTCAAAACGACGGGCCAACCGCAACCCTAAACAAATACAACAATCAAATACTATCCAAGCCCTATGGGTACTCTTGGCACAAAGATGACGGAGCTTGGGATTTAATAGGAGGCGATAAAGACGTAATAGAGGCCCTATGACCGCACTAGAGCGACTGTACATAATAACTCCCAAAACCATGCAAGAATGGGCGATCATTAGTCTCATAGTTGACCATGCGTTAATGTTAAGGCTTGACACGGATGAGATGCGCCTCCATGTTGAGGCCCACTCGGAGCTGCTTGAAATGTTTCACCAGTTCTACATGAACGAAAATGAACCGAAAAACCAAAATGAAAATAATTAATGAAGAAGTAAAACAAGAAATCTACCGCCAGCAACGAGCACATCTTATCGAAATCCAAAAGGATAATTTTTGGTTCGCTTTGCGGTGTTATTCAGTAATCATTTCCATGCTTGCCTTAATTGCCCTTTGCATTTGGCTGATTGCTTAATACATTTATTTTCACTTATTTGAAAATAAATGAAACCAAGTGGCTCTTTCGAGCGTATGTATAGTAGCGGGTAGTAGCCCGTTACGGAATAGAGTCGAGTTTTCGATTCTTTAAGACTGTCCCCACGTCTTTGCGATCAAGCGAGCCAAGCGCTCATGGGAACACTTTGTACTGAAGGTAAGGGGTTATGCGGGGGCGGTCGCCCTTTACCTTCAGTACAAGAAACCTCGGTAGGGTGGAATGAATACATGCAACCACCCTCGCAAGAATTGCTAAGAACGAGGGGGCGTCAACGTATAGTTGACAGTAGCTAGAGGGCAACGCCGACTGCTATGGATCATCCATTACCCCCTTCCACTAACGTGGTGTGTAACATCCTTTTCGATGAACTCAGTGGGTTAACGCTCCAAACACAAGTTTCGTCTTTCGGGCGAAGCTGTGTTTAAAGCCTTTCTTAGAATCTAGTAGGTTAAGACCCCACTAACTACTTTGACGTTAGTGAGTGTAACATCAAAACGTACACGACACCAACTAAGTGTTGACAGGGCGTACATGATGTGATTGATGGAGTGAATGATTAACCAAAACAACCCCTTGGACTTGTCTTACAAGATCTCACTTCCCAGTACCCCAAATCACAGGGATCGCATATTGGCTCTTCTTGAAACAGTACGCACTGAATACGAGTTACGCGATTGTGCCATATTGGTTCAAGAGCACAAAGGCGAAAGCAC